CACCTATTGAAATTGAGGCAAGGAAAAAACGATATTATGAAGTTTTATCTTTACTCAAAAAGGCATTTGTAAAATATGACAGTGTTCTGAAATTGGCTACACCAATTCAGAGCCTTGAGACCCTTGAGAAATACAAGACTGTTAAGAGATTCCCAAAGGCTCTGACAGTCGCTCCCAAGGTTGCCAAGACTAGCACCAAGAAGAGAGCCACTTCAAAAAGAATCTAAGTAATTTAGATACTAGAAAGACCCCGCTAATTTGGCGGGGTTTTTTTTGCTCCGGTAAAAACTACTGTATAAAAAAACAGTATCAATTAGGCTATCGTTTAGCGACCCCTACCTTACCCATTCATTTTCAAAAAGAATTCAATACAGAGCTTCTACGGAGCTTCTAGGGCTATCTGTGTAGTTGGCACAGACCTTGCTTGTCACTGTTTAGCCTATGCAACTACCATGCCAATGTTGCCTATGCAATCAGTGTGCCAATGTCTAGGTTGTCCTTGGTTGCCTCTATAGGCTGCAACACAGACACACACACTCTGTCAACTGCAGCGGCTATGCAACAACCATGCCAACTCTGCAGCTCTATAGATACTAAAGCAATAGCTTTACTATGTAGCCTATGCAACTATCGTGCCAACTCTGCAGGCTCTGCAGCTATGCAATAATCGTGCCAACTAAGGCGGGGCAGCTTTTTAGGGCGGGGGTGCTGTGGCGGCTGCGGAGAATTATAGTGGTAGGCTCACGAGCACAAAATAGTGCAATTTAGCAATGTAAATTTAACAAAAAAGGTGGATTTAACTATGTAGGCTATGCTGTGCTAAGCTATTGTAATAATTGAGGAAACAATTGCGTCTGCGGAGACTCTTCATCCTCTAGAAATCCGCATCGTCAGCTTAGTAGGCAGGTTAGTCAGCAACGCCCTGTGTTGATAACGAAAATAATGTAAAAAAGACTTGACTTTTTAGTAAAAATGTGGTATAAATGCTACCCAGTTATTAGCATCTATAGAGACTACTGTCGTAGAACGCTATATGGTGTTGATATTATGTTCCTAAAGAGGATAAAACAATGGTTATTCTTCTATCTACACTTACGTTAGTGTTGTTTATTAGTAGTTGCCTCTGTATACGTAAAGAATTTAAAGAGCTACACTATGCTCTAAGCATGGTAGAGGACACTAGTAATGAGCAATAGCGACTCTAAAGACTCTATAGACGACGTTAAGCCAAAGAAGAGGCGTGGTCGTCCCCCTAAAGCACTTGTTGAACAAAAGAAGAAGGGTAATAGAGGGCAAGTAGGTCGTCCTAAGGGTGACGCTTCAGCAATTGAAGAGTATAAAGCTAGAATGTTAGCTAGTCCTAAGAGTCGAGAGGTAATGGACGCTATATTCAATGCTGCGTTGGACGATGACCACAAGAATCAGTCTGCAGCGTGGAAGTTGATTGTTGACAGAATAATGCCTCTGTCTTATTTTGAGAAAGACAAGCTCAGTAATGGCAGAGCAGCCGTCAGTATCACTATTAACGGCATAGACACTAATGAGCCAATAACGATTGGTGAGACACTCGAGGGAGAAACAGACGATGACATTTAAGTATTTTACGTTAGAAGAGTTTGCTTGTAAACACACTGGCGAGAATAAGATAAATGAGTCGTTTGTGCGTAGGCTTGACGAGCTAAGAGCTGCTTGTGGTTTCCCATTTGTTATCACTAGCGGCTACAGAGACGTAACACACCCTGCAGAGGCTCGTAAGTCAAAGGGTGGTGTACATACACAAGGCATAGCAGCCGACATAGCCGTGAGTAACGGTGTTGAACGTGCAACGATTATACGTAATGCTATGGAGTTAGGCTTTAACGGCATTGGTGTCGCTAAAGGCTTTATACACGTTGACATAAGAGACTTGCCACAAGTAGTGTGGACGTACTAGATGTCAGCAACGCAAGACTTACAGATAAACCTGCTTCCGTGGCAGCAAGAGGTGTGGGCTGACAAGTCTCGCTTTAAAGTTGTTGCGGCAGGTAGACGTACAGGCAAGACTAGACTAGCTGCGTCGTTGCTATTAGTAAAGGCTCTATCGTCTAAGAACGGTAAAGTTTTCTATGTAGCGCCTACACAGGGACAAGCTAGAGACGTTATATGGGATATGCTGTTAGATATGGGGCAGGGCGTTATAGCCAACAGCCACGTCAACAATCTAACGCTCAAGCTCATTAACGGCTCTTCTATCTCTCTGAAGGGTAGTGACAGACCAGAGACTATGCGTGGTGTTAGTTTACGCTACGTTGTGCTAGACGAGTTTGCTGACTTTAAGCCAGAAGTGTGGGAGTTGATTCTACGTCCTGCGTTGTCTGACTTAAAAGGAGAAGCGTTGTTCATTGGTACGCCAATGGGACGTAACCACTTCTACGACCTGTACACAGAAGCATCACTGGGTAAGCTAGAGGACTACAATGCGTGGCACTTCACAAGCTACGACAACCCTCTTATAGACCCTACAGAGATAGACAGTGCTAAACGTACGTTGTCTAGCTATGCCTTTAGACAAGAGTTTATGGCTTCCTTTGAAGCTAAAGGCTCTGAGATGTTTAAAGAAGAGTGGGTGCAGTTTGACGAAGACGAGCCTGACGTAGGCGACTACTACATAGCCTGTGACTTAGCAGGCTTTGAAGAAGTAGGCAAGAAGAGCAACAAGAGATTGGATAACAGCTCTATAGCCGTCGTTAAAGTCAATGAGCACGGGTGGTGGGTTAAAGAGATTATTATTGGTAGGTGGACGCTAGACGAGACTGCAGAACGCATCTTTGACGCTGTTAGAGAAACCTACCCCATCGCTGTAGGCATAGAGAAGGGTATTAGTAGGCAGGCTGTTATGTCGCCTCTGACAGACCTTATGAAGCGCTACAACAAGTATTTTAGAGTAGAAGAGTTAACACACGGTAACAGAAAGAAGACCGACAGAATAATGTGGGCATTACAAGGCAGGTTTGAGAACGGACTAATAACACTGAACAAAGGCGATTGGAATGTGCAGTTCATGGACGAGTTGTTTCAGTTTCCTAATCATTTAGTACATGACGACACTGTTGACTCGTTAGCATATATAGATCAGCTAGCACACGTAGCTTACGATTGGGGCTACATAGATGAAGACTACGAAGAATCGCTAGACTCTTACACAGGATATTGATATGGAAGACTACAACGAAGACACCATGCAGTTGGTCGATGAAACCCTTGAAGACTGGGTTATGTACAAAGTTGACGATTGGCGTGAGTTCTTTGAGACAAACTACGATGCCAAGTTTGACGAATACTATCGCCTCTGGCGTGGCATTTGGTCTGACGAAGACAAGACTCGTGAGTCAGAACGTAGCAAGATTGTCTCCCCTGCCCTGCTCCAAGCTGTAGAGTCTTCTGTAGCTGACGTTGAAGAGGCTACGTTTGGACGTGGTAAGTTCTTTGACATCCAAGACGACATGGGCGACTCAGACCGCTCTGACGTACGTTTCTTACGTGAAGCGCTGTCACAAGAGTTTACTAAGAACAAGATCAGGAAGGCAGTCGGTGAGTGTCTCATCAACGCTGCTGTCTACGGTACAGGTATTGGTGAGATTGTACTAGAGACTAAGAAAGAGATGGTTCCGGCTACAGAGCCTGTCATGGACGGTGCTATGACTGCTGTGGGTGTTAACATCCGTGACCGCACCGTTGTTAAGCTACGCCCCATCCAACCACACAACTTCCTCATAGACCCTGTAGCAACTGACATTGACAGTGCTGTAGGTGTAGCCATTGACGAGTTTGTGTCGTCTCATCTGGTAGCTCAGCTGCAAGAAGAAGGTGTCTACAGGAAGACTTATGTTGGACGTGCAGCGCCTGACTTAGACTTAGAGCCTGACGAAGAGCTGTGGCAGCAGCCAGAAGACAAAGTTAGGTTGACCAAGTATTACGGACTTGTCCCACGTCACTTGTTAGAAAACGCCTTTGACGATGACGACGAGATGGTCAACTTCGACAGCGAGACAGACGATGAAGGCAATGACAGCTACTACGTAGAAGCTATTGTCGTTATTGCTAACGGCGGTAAGCTGCTGAAGGCTGAAGCCTCTCCTTACATGATGTCTGACCGACCTGTAGTGGCATTCCCGTGGGATGTTGTCCCAAGTCGTTTCTGGGGTATGGGCGTGTGTGAGAAGGGCTTCAACAGCCAGAAGGCTCTAGATGCTGAGCTGCGTGCGCGTATCGACGCTCTAGCCCTCACTGTACATCCTATGCTTGCTATGGACGCTACACGTATGCCTCGCGGCACTAAACCAGAAGTTAAGGCAGGTAAGCTGCTTCTAACCAACGGCAACCCTGCAGAGATTATACAGCCGTTTAACTTTGGGCAAGTGAGTCAAATCACCTTTGCTCAGGCTGACTCGCTACAGCGCATGGTGCAGGCTGCTACAGGCAGTGTAGACACAGCACAGCAGGCTATGAACGGTGGTGGTACAACGTCTGCAGGTAGCTCTATGAGCTTGGGCGGCATCATCAAGCGACAGAAGCGTACGCTAGTAAACTTCCAAGAGTCGTTCTTGTTACCGTTTATCGAGAAGGCTGCGTGGCGTTATATGCAGTTTGAGCCAGAGCTATTCCCTGTTAACGACTATAAGTTCGTTGCCACTAGTACGTTGGGTATTGTTGCTCGTGAGTACGAAGTAGCTCAGCTAGTACAGCTGCTACAGACTATGCCGCAA